ATCTGATGGTCAAGGCTACTACATGGTTACGGAGTTCACGTTGGAAGCGAAAAACGAGAAAGCCTCGGGCATCGTTGCCGACCTTACCACTTCGTAAGATCAAATAAACACTTAGAGGGGGGCCAATAACGGCTCCCCTTTTTTATTTCAAGGATTTCAAAATGCATAAACAAATTCAAGACGGGGAAAACTTCGCTCTCTGCCCCCAAGGCAAAGAAGGTCTTTTCACCCGCGCCCCACAGCCTGCTTCGGGTTCTGTGGTTACTTCCATCGAGCGTGTCGGTTCCTTCGTAAGAATGAACATCGCTCTCAATGCCGCACGTATCACGGTAACGGACGCCGCAGGCTCGGGATCTTCTGGTTCCTTGCTTTTGGGTACGTTCATCGAACAAGCGGTCCACCCGATTTCTTCCCGCCAAAACTATACGGCTTTTGCTGAAGGTGCCGCACTTACGGGCGCCGCCGGCGATGCTGTATTCAAAATGGCTCTCGGCTCCGCAGCCGCCAACGCAGGCGACGCGGCTTTGACGGGTACGGAAGTAGACTTTGCTCCCGCAACGGCAAACATCACGCTTTCGGACGGTACGGGCACGGGCGGCGTTTATGGCGGCATTACCACACTTCCAATCGACGGTACAGGCACGGCAATTCCTCTGTATCTCAACTGGTCGGGTACTGCCGCGACGATTGACGCAAACTCCACGATTGATGTGACGGGGACTATTAGCCTCGTGTTCAGCATTCTCGGAGACGACTAATAACGGGGGCTTCGGCCCCCTTTTCTTTAAGGAAAAAACATGCCCAACAGACATACCCAAGTTGTTATGCGTCCGAAGACAGCACAAAGCGTTGCTGTTTCAGGAACCGCAGCAGCAGCCAGTGCCATTGGCGCACATATCGACACCGTGAGGCTCTTTCTTACGGGAGCAACGGCAGACGCCTACTACGTGCTTACAGGGACCGCAACGACAAGCGGCTTCCACCTCCCCAAAGATGTGCCTTACGATATTACGGTTCCCGAAGGCGCTGTAATCTCCGTAATCGGAACGGACGGGGCTTTGAAAATCACGGAATTTACCCGATGAGATTATTCAGCACGCAAACCGAGGGTGATCTGACAACCAATATTTATGCAGATGACACGGGCACGGCTGTAATCGAAAAAGTACAAGACCACCGCGAATGGATTGAAAGAAACAGAGCCATTCGTGATACGGCGACAGGCCATGAATCCTTGAGACATATCGGGTTCATTCCTGATTTTGTTATTGATCAATGGAGACGCGAAGGCATCGACATATTCAATAAAGATGATATGCCGAAAATCATCGCCAAACTCAATACGAACGAGTTCCACCTTCTGAAATCAACGGAAGGCGCGATATGAGCCTTAATGACTATGACGGCCTTAAAACGGAAATCGCCTCTTATCTGGCAAGATCGGACGTAACAAGCGCGTCTGATTCCGTTGACACCTTCATTGACCTTGCCGAAGCGCACTTTAACAAGAAGCTTCGTGTTTTACGCATGATGGAAGATGTTTCGCTTGCGACAGCGGCGGCGCAAACCTACACGAACCTACCGACTGATTTTATAAAGTTCTTCGCTGTAGAATATACGGATTCCCCGAAGAAGCTTGAATATCTCCCCGCACAGTCAAATGCAAGAATGTATGCCGGGACAGAACAAGGAAAGCCCGATGGTTTTTATCTGGGATGGTCGGGGACGCTCCCCCAAATGAAATACATCAAGACGCCCGATGCAATCTATGACATTACGGGTGTTTATTACCAAAAGATTCCCGCGTTATCCTCGGGCAATACAACCAATTGGCTATTGACCGACTATCCAGAATTATATCTTAACGCCTGTCTTTATTATGCGTTCAAACGATTCCGTTCGCCCATCGCGGCAGATTACAAAGCCCTTACAGATAACGACATTAAAATTTTGAATGATGAGGCTGAGGAAATCCAGACCGCAGGCGGCGGAATGCAAATGCGTGTATATGGAACAACCCCCTAATGGCGATTCTCTCGGAGACTATCCCCGTAGGTGAATGGCTCCCCGACAGAGCAGACCTCGAAAACCAAGGCTGTCTTGTTGCTTTAAACTGCATTCCTGATGGGGAAGACTATAAGCCCTTCCCGTCTTTCGCAGGACAGACAGACACACTCGCAGCGCAATGTTACGGTGGATACGACCACGTTTCTTCTGGTGGCACTATCACTAAGTTTATCGCAACCCGCGAGAAGATTTATACAGTATCGGGCGGAACATATACGGACGTTACCAATACGGGAGCCGATTATCTAACCCCCTCGGATGGGTGTTGGTTCTTCACGCAATTCGGAGATCGGGTCATAGCAACAAACTATGTCGATAAAATTCAGACCTATCTTGTAGGAACGGATACGGAGTTTGAGGACCTTATACAGTCGGGACCGGATGTTAAGTGCAGGAATTTCGGCATCATTAACAACTTCCTCGTTTGCGGGGATATTGTCGATGACGATGGTGTAACGCCAAACAGAATCAGATGGTCGCCTATTAACGACCCCGCGGGGGATTGGACGCCCTCTCAAAGTACGCAGTCAGACTATCAGAACTGTGAAGACGGCAACCCCGGCGCGGCGATGTCTATTATCTCGGGGCAGAATTACGGGATTATCCACTTCCGCAGGGCAACCTACATCATGGAATATGTCGGGCCTCCGAATATTTTCAGCTTTAAGCTTATCGAGCAAGGTCGGGGTCCTGTAAACGCTCAAGCGGTAACATGGAACGGCTCGGATTCATTCTATCGCTCTGATGATGGTTTGTACCAATTCAACGGAAATATGTCGATACCGATCGGTGAGAGAAAAACCGACAAGTATTTTAAAGACCATGTAGACGAAACGTATCTCTACAATATACGCATGACTACGGACCCGAACAATAAAACGGTTCTTCTGGCTTATACTTCCACAGCCGCAACGAATGGAAGAAACGACAAAATCCTTCTATATCATTGGGCAACACAAAGATTTACCGAAGTTGACCAAGCCTGTGATTTTATTTATCGCGGCCTGACTTCAGGTTACACGCTTGAAGAATTAGGTGCGGAATACCCCGATATTGAAAGCGTCCCATACTCTTTGGATTCGGCTTTCTGGGCGGGCGGTAACTCGCTTCTTTCAGGGGTGGTCGATGATGTTCTGGGATACTTTCAGGGCGAACCGATGACGGCCTATCTGGAAACGCAAGAATCGAGACTTAATAGCGATGGAATGTCTTACCTTCAATCCGTCCTTCCCGTTTATGAGGGCGGAACTTGCAAGGTTAGAGTGGGGCATAGAAAAATCGTGAACGGCTCCATAAATTACACGCCTTATGTCGATGTTTCGGATGACACAGGGGAAGCCAATTTCGAAATAGAAGCCAGATACCACCGCGCGGGTGTAGAACTCACGGGTGACTGGTCTTACTTCCAAGGCATTAGATTTAGAGCCGAAGCGGGTTCGGGAATATGATTTCCTTTAACGAAGCCTCGGAAAACTCCAAGGCCGATGATTTAAGTATTCGCTCTCTCGTTCGTGTGATCAACAACATCATGCGGGGTAAAACAAATAACAGGGGCGAAGTAACCTTGACCGCAGGCGCAGCGAGTACGATTGTGGAAGACATTAACGCAGGCGGGGAAAGCGTGATCGACTTTATGCCCCTGACAGCAAATGCCGCGATTGCAAAACAGACAATGTATGTTTCTTCCCAAGGCAAACAAACCTTTACAATCACCCACGCGAACAACGCGCAAGTGGACAAATCTTTCCGGTACGTGATTACAGGATGATTGAGCTTGTCCCGATTAAAGAGCCATTAAAGGTTTGGGATCTGGCAAAGAAACACATTACCCTTTGTCTCGATAGATTCAAAGACGATGGAAATTTAGAAGATATTTTCAAAGACCTCTTGAGCGGCGACAGGCAGCTATGGATGGTCTTAAAAAATGGTGAGGCAGTCGCTTCCGTCCTTACCATGATCAACGAATACCACGGGAAACGATACGGGGTCTTGACCCATGCCGGAGGGCATGACGCGCAAGACTGGTTTCATATCGTCAATCCGATAGGTGAGTATTTCAAAGCGGAAGGGTGTCACAAATTCATTATCCATGGCCGTAAGGGCTGGGCGAAATTCTTGACGGATTTTCGCTCGGATAAAGTCATCTATGAAAGGTCTTTAGATGAGTAAAGGCAGCGGTGGCGGTTCCCCACAGAACACGACCACGACAGTTAAAAACCAACCCTATCTTTCTTCGCAAGTACAAGACGCGGCGAATTACGCAAAAAATCTTTACCTCGGAAAATCTTCTACTGCCTCAGCAACCCCGACACAATCCACCACTTCGGGAACCATGTATGTGGGGCCAGACGGAAGGGTTTACGATACGGCTTCCGCAGGTTGGTATAACCAGTATATCCAAAACAATCCCAATGCTAACCAAGGCGGAGGCGGGGGGACCTCTGCCGCCGCAGATCCCACAAGCATGGCAGGATTCCGCCCCCTCTCCACAACTCAGACCATGAACGCCGATACTGGCGGAACACAAGTCACCCCTGAAGGGTGGCCCGAATTTTTCCCCGGTCAAACTTATGTCGATTATTCCCCCGAAACGCTTCAAGCATTGAACATGATCACGAACCGCGCACAAAGCGGCTCGGCCCTCAATACTTCGGCAAATCAATCGGTACTCGATACGATCAACGGCAATTATCTCAACGGCAATCCATATATTGACTCCGTCATCAACCAATCTTTGGGCGATGTGAACAAGAAATATGCCGAACAGGTTTTGCCGGGTCTTGCGTCTAACTTCGCATCTTCAGGCCGATATGGTTCGGGCATTCAGCAAAACATGACAGCCAATGCCGTTGGGCAACTAGGTAAAGAGGCTATGGGTGTCGCTTCTGGTATCAGGTACGACAATTACAACCAAGAACGTCAAAGACAGCTTCAAGCCGCTGCCTTGGCCCCGACACTCGCACAAGGCGACTATTACGACGCTCAACAATTGATGGGCGTGGGTTCCGCAAGAGAATCCCTCAATCAAGCGAAGCTGCAAGATGCCATGGATCGCTTTAACTACAACGAAAACCAACCCTCCAGAATGCTTGATGAATATATCGCACGTATCGGCGCATTGAATGGCGGGTATGGAACGCAAACGTCAACGGGACCGGGCCAGCAAGTGGCTAAACCATCACCATTTGCAGGAGCACTTTCAGGCGGCGCGGCGGGATTGGGTATCGGTTCCATGATGGCGGCACCCGGCGCGACAGGCATGGCGGCACTCGGAGGACCATGGGGTATTGGTCTGGGAATAGGCGGCGCATTATTGGGAGGATTGTTTAGCTAATGGCACTTCTTGATATGAACGATCTGATTTCACAGTACGCTATCCAGTCAGGCATCCTGAATAAATATGGCCAACTGCCCGGCATTGCGCCCGAACCAGCCCCACAACAAGGCGGGCTTGGCGGACTTCTTTCCTCGCCGGGTCTTTCGCAAGCCCTTCTGGCCCTCTCTTCAAACATCGCTAGAGCGAATGAACACGGCTATGGAACTGGTTCCGCCCTCGCTTTGGGCGCTCAGGCTTTCGGTAGTACGCTTCAAGCTGAAAAAGACAAAATCACCGAGGCGGAAAAACAAGCCACTCAGGAACGCCTTGCGGCCCTTAAAGACATTATAGGTCTTAAAACCAGTCAGGAAGAAATGGGCCTGCGTATGCAGGAATCATCCTTAAGACGCCGCGCACTATTAGACGAACTTGACGGAAAAGCGAACGAGCAAAAAGAAAAAGCGGCACGCAGAGAGGCCATCTTTAATTCCGGCGATCCCAACCTCATAAAAGCTTATGAAATTGGCGGCGACGATCTTGCAAAAGAAATCTTCAAGAGCAACGCCATCCCCAAAGAGAGAAAAACGGTCACACAGGGCGGGGTACCGTATTACATGGATACCGGACAGCCTGTATTACCAAACGCTCCGGTCCCTGCTGAAGGCAAGTTGACCGATTCCCAAACGACAAAGAAGAACCTCGCAGACGAAGCCCTGACTGATTACTCAAGGCTACAGGAGCTTTTATTTGACGGTGAAAAGATCAATCGTGGCGTTATTGGCCCCTTAGACACCATTGCGGGTGAGGGGAGAACAGCAGACCAAGCCCTTAACCGTATCGTTCAAAACACGCTCTATATGAAGACGGGTGCGAGTGCGCCCGATGCCGAAGTTGAGAAAAACCTTAAAAACTACAAGCCATCTTTCTTTGACAATGACGAGCAAGTCAGAAACAAGGCCACGGCCCTAAAACAATTCCTCGATTCAAATATCCCGCCGGGTTATGTCCCAACATACCAGCAGGAAGCAATTACCCCTAATAGTGGTGCAATCCCTGTAACAACTCCACAAACCGCCCAGACAAAGGTCATTGATGGCAAGACCTACGTCAATGAAGGCGGACAGTGGTATCAGCAATGATGTTTGATAATATCTACCAACAAACAAGAAAGTTTGAGGGTGGATACGCGAACAACAAGGCTGACAGAGGCGGCGCGACTATCTTCGGCATTTCCTCAAAGTATTGGCCCGATGATTTTGCAACCGTAAAAGCCCTAGTCGATCAGGGGAAATCAGCAGAGGCGGAAACTTATACCCGCGACTTCTACGAAAAGAACTTTTGGAAGCCATCGGGCGCGGAACAAGCGCCAGCAGAGATGCAGCCACTTATATTTGATGCAGCAGTAAATCACGGCGTTGGTACGGCCAAGAAAATGCTGGCATCTTCTAACGGTGATCCGAGCAAATTTCTCGACCAACGACAAAACTACATGAACCAGATAGTCCAGAACGACCCATCGCAAGAAGTCTTTCAAAAGGGATGGGAAAATCGCGTGAATCAACAAAGACAGCCAAATATGGGGCAGGGCAATATAGATTTAAACGCCCGTCCAGTTGTCAACAACGCCGATGGCACTTTTAGCACTGTGCGCTCTATGTCGTTCAATATGGATGGAAAGGAAATTCTTGTTCCAACTATCTCTGATGATGGGCGCACACTTACGGAAGAACAGGCAATACAGCAGTATAAGAAAACGGGGAAAAATCTTGGAGTGTTTAATACCCCCGCCGAAGCAACCGCCTACGCAGAACAACTCCACAATCAACAAGCGCAGCAATACGGAAGAGGAGCGCCGATGGGTAAAAAACCAGTCACCGATCCGGCTATTTTGGCGCAACTTAATGCGCCCGCTAGACAGCCCGTAACTGACCCCAAAATTTTAGCCCAACTCAATAATAAGGGCCAAAATGAGGGTTTCTGGGGTGGAATTAAGCAAGATTTAGGTGCAAGGGCTGAAAAATATGGTAATATTCTTAATTCCAACGAACCCGCATTAGGTAAGGCTTATTTAGCCGCAGGGCAATCGGCGGGCCTTGCGAACGATTTAACGGGCAGGGCAATGAGTGCGGTAACTCCCGATTTTATCGGTGAGCCGCTACAAAAGGCAGGACAATATGTACTTGATCGCGCTGGCTCTCTTCCTTCGTTTGGTGGTGGCACCATCGGTGAGAGGATTCCGCAGGAACTTGCTCAACTGGAAAAAGACAATCCCCGCCTCGCAGAATATGCGAAGGCCACAGGTAATCTTGGGCTACTGTATACCTCGGCAAAAATCGGTTCAAGTAAGCCTGTGGTCGATACCGCTTCCGCAACTGCCCAAGCTGGCAAATCGGCAGGCAAAGGAATCCTTAACGTAGTAGACGACGCCACAAATGGCGTTGTTCAAAAGATAGATGATGCCAAAGGCCTTCTGGTTCCTGAGATTACCGACTCCCAAAAAGCCGTAATCACCCTAGCCAAGAAACACGCAATCCCCGTTGAACTGGATGATGTTTCGGATTCCACTTTCTACAAAACGATGATCAGCGAGGGCCGAAGCCTTCCCTTCTCAGGAGCCGCAAAGCAGGGTGAAAAAGTCCAGAAGTCAATTAACTCGGCAGTCGCAAAGACATTCGGCCAGAACGCCGACAACATCACCCCCGAAGTAATCGCAAGCGCCTATGATGATCTTGGAAAACAATTCCAATCGTTCACTAAGGGCAAGACCTTTGAAATCAAACCGTCCTTCTATTCCAAACTCGACGAGATAACAAACAAAGCCTCTCGCGGCCTTTACGGTAAGGACGGAAAAGACTTCCTTCCCGAATACATCAAGGACATTCAAAACCTCGCAGACGAAAACGGCATCATTAAAGGTGAACGCCTCGATAAAGTACGCAGACAATTCGCGGAAATAGCAAGATCCCGCAATGACGATATTGGATTGATGGCTGATGACCTCGAAAGCGCGGTAGTGGATATTATCGGGCAGGGCGATAAGGCAATCAAAGCCTCCCTCAAAGACGTTAAATACAAATATAAAAACCTGAAGACCGTTCAAAGAATAGCCCTTAAAGATCAGGTGGACGGAAATATCAGGCCCGATCTTCTCACGAGTGCCGTTAAAACGAAATTCGGGGAAGACGCTTTTGCAAAAGGCAAGGCGGGGGATTTGGGAGAGATTGCCCGCGTCGGTCAAATGATCAAGGACAAAATCCCCAATAGCGGCACATCACAAAGAACGATGGCCCGAAGCCTTCTGACCGGAAACATCGGCGCGACACTCCCCGTTGCTCTTTTGACGGGCGGGGCTTCGGTAATCCCTCAGCTTGCAACTTCGGGAATTGCAATGGGCGCAAATAGACTCCTGCAATCAAGAAATTCCTCTCTGCTCGATGATGTTCTCAAAAAGAACATGCAAAAGGGCCTGCTTAACACCCCATAAACGAGGTTATAAATGCCAATTAAAGATTACTCGACAACCCCGTCGAGC